GACTGATCTTGACGCCTGTGTCCTTCACCCACTGCTTATCCTTGGTGGGTTTATTCTCCAGGATCGTGGAGATGATCGTGCCCCTGGCCTCATCGAAATCGCGCTGCCGCCTCTCGTCGATCAGCTTGTTCCAGCGGAGAGCGATATGCTCAAGGTTTTTGAGCGAGTCCACGACGCCGCGCAGTTCTTCGACCGTCAGCGTCTTGTACGGACGGCGCTGGCTATCACGCAGGACTTTATCGGGGATAGCCAGTTCGCTTTCACGACCGGCAGCCTTCATCGCCTCGACAAACTCAACCAGCGATGCCCGCCGTTCCTCCTGCCGCGCCGACATGCGCCGGAAATCGTACCGCTCCAGGATCTCATCGATCGCGGCCAGGTAATCGATCTGCGCATTCTCGCGACGGCCAGCGCCGGCAATCTTCTCGCGGTGGCTCGCCTTGTTCAGCTTCCGAACGAAGTTCTCAGCCTTCTCGACTTCCTCGGCAACACGACGCGATTCCATGTAGAGCGCATGGTTGATCAACTGACGCCGCTTGGCCTGCACAAACCGCTCGGCAATCTCGTTGTAATTCTCAGTCGAACGGTTCGCCTGGTCGATCTGTCGAGCGACCGCATCCGGCGAGGCTTCCTCGCGCAGAGCCGCCTTCGCCTTCGACTGGATACGCCGGCGAGCCGCATTCATCCAGGTCGAATTTCGGCCAAGCATTTTTGCCAGCCGCTCCGCCTCATCAGCAGCCTTCCGTTCGGCGGCAAGATATCGGTTAGAGGCCATCGCATCGCGAACACGCATACGCGCCACCGTCTGCCGCGCCATCTCACGCGCCTGCTTGTACGTCAGAGCCAGATCCAGACCGGCGACTTCATTCACCGCCTTCAATTCGGCAGCGATCCATTCGCCGCGCTTTTCCGTATGTACGGCATCGAGCGCCATCACCTCGATCGAGCCATCATTCAGCGGGTCGCCATGCAGTTCACGCATCCGCTTGTCGGTTTCGGCCTCGATTGCTTCGACGCGGCGAGGCGCGGATTCCATCGCCCGGATCATTTCATCACCGGACGAGAACCCGAACCAGCCCGCAACGTCATCGGGATCGACGCCGCCATCGACCGTGTAAACCGTCTGCTGACCGCGCGGCAGCGTTTTCAGCACACCCTCACCGTACCTCTTGACGAGGATGTCTTTCGACAGGCGGACATCCGGCAGACCTTCCGGTTGCCCATCGCCAAGCCACCGGCGATTGCCCATCCATTCGATCGCGCGATAAACCCTCCACGAGTTCACCTCGCGCTCGACCTGCTCACGGACCTTCGCGCGTTCCTCCTTGTACCAGCGTTCGGTTTGGCGCTTCACCGGAGCCATGATCTCGGCCAGGACTTTTGCCTTTGCCTCGTCCTCGGCCTTCTCACGCAGTTTCAGGAACCGCTGATATTCTTCATCGATCATGCCAAGCTGTTCAGCCGTGGTGAACACCGGACTGATACCGCCCGTTTTCTGCTGTGCCTTGGCAATTTCCTCATCGGTCGCAAGCATCCGGTCGAACACGCCGCGAATGTCGTCGCTGAGGTTCACGCCCATCACGCGCGACGGATCTCTACCGACGATCTGCATGATCTTCTCGTAGACGGAAATCAGCCATGCGCGGAACTTCTCGAACGCGCTACGCAAAGCATCTGACGGGGCCTTGCCCTCCATCAGGTACGCTTCAAACCCACGCGCCCAGTATTCGTTGACACCTACGTCGATTGCCTCGTCCTTAACGGTGTCGCCGGTCGTGCCGTTATTGATGAACGCCTGAACGTCAGCCTCGGACACATCGACGCCGCGCGCCTTCTTCGCCTCGACAACAATGTCCTTTGCATTCTCAAGCCACCAGTTCCTGACGACATCGTACATCTCGCCAATGGGACGATCGGCATAACCTTGCATAACCTCAAGGTTCGCAAGATCACGCAGGATGATCAGGAAGTCGTGACCGGCTTCATGCAGGAATGTGGACAGATCCGCTTTCTCGAAAAGCTGGATCAGACGCTGTAACCGCTCGCCATCGAAGCGATAGGAAATGGCACCGCGCGCACCACCGCCACGACTTTGCTCGTAACGCATGATGCTTATGCGCGAATCGTCGTAGATAACGTAGTTATAGGAACCTTCACCGTCGCCACGCGAACCAGCGTCCAGATATTTGTGGCCTGGAATACCGGCAGCACGGAGCGCTTCGGAGATCTGTCGGTCAGAAACTCCATCAATGTCTTGGAGTCCCATATAAATTTCGCCGAATGTCTGACCACTATCAACCAGTTCCTGATACGTGATACCTTCCGGCTCAGCGATAGATTCGATCACCGACCGGAGAGCATCTTTCACCTTCTCGGGCTGCTCGCTAAGCGGCTTGTCCCAAATCAAAAGCTCATCTTCCTCAGGAATATCTACTTCGTAGAGGCGGCCACCAGCCCCCGGGTCGTCGCGTCTACTTAGGACATTCCGATAGTGCTCCGCCACCTCCTTCTTACCCGCGAAATACAACCCCCACCCGAACGCCTGAGCGCCTTCGCCAGTGCCGATCTTATCCAGCGAGAAACGGTCGAAGAAATGCGGCGAGCCGTGGTAGGCGGTTTGGTAGAGGATACGGGAATCATTCGGATCCCACGTGCCGCGATTGTGGACGGATTTTATCTGGGTCGGGTCGAAGGCGACATAAACATCCGAGATGGGATCATCCATCTCTCCGAACAGCGTATCGTCAACATTGCGAACGATAACGCCGTCATAACCCTCTTTGCTGGCCTCAATAATCTGATCCTCAACAGAAGTCCAATCAGCCCCGGAAGCATCAATCTCCTTGGGATTCTTGATGCTGAGATACACCGGGTAGACTTCGCCCACACCAGCGGCAAAATCCTCAGCTACCTCGCGCCGGTTAGAGAAAAAGAAAGCATTTACACCAGCAGCGCGTAGATTTATCCCGCCTTCTGTAACCGGGCGTGCATTCGGATCAAACGCCTCAATTCCAGGCGCCCCGCCATGGTACACAACGAGCGGCTCGCCGTTCTCATCAACGATCTTACTGTCACCGAACCAGCGCTTGAACGCCTCGCTATCGGTGTTGATACGGCCATCCTGCCCGTACATCCGCGCATCTTCCATTTCGGCACGACGGGCTTCCTCGTCCTTTCGGACGGCCTCACGGATCACATCATCAGGATCATCGAGCGACACACCGAGACGGTTCAGGTATTCATCAAACTGATCGTAGAACTCATCTTCCTCGATCGCTCGCTGGTCAACCTGATGATCAATGGAATAGCTAGGACGACCGCGTAGCTCCTCATCAATCGCTTCCAGCAGTGCATTCCGAATGTCCGGCACCTGATCGCCGCGTTCGACCGCAGCCTTCCAGGCGACAACATCGGGATGATCCGCCAGATAACCGGCCTCGATCGCGGCCTGCGCGACGTCATCCAAGCCATGGGCGCGGCCCTTCTCATCTACCTTAGGACCGCCACCGAACAGCGAACCAGTATCGTCATAGCTATCGTCGCGGACGATTTTCAGCGTTTTCTTGCCGCGACCGCGCTTGATCTCAGTCTGCCCGCCGAGGATTGAACGAACGTCACCACCCACATCGCGGATGCCACCACGTTCCGCGATGAACTCAAGCAGCGACATTCCGCGCTTGACCGTCAGCGGCGACCGGCGAGCGCGAGCCGCAGCGAGGATTCGCGTCAGTTCATCGACATCCCTGAACTTCGCTCCCTCAGGCAGGGCACCGCGAATTTCCGGCAGCGGATACCGACGCATGAACTCCTCGACGGTCATCTTCGCGCGGTCTGCCATCGCCAGATACATGCGGGCATACAACTGTGCCTGCGTCGTGGATACGTCAGTCGCCTGACCAGCCGCACGCAGACGCGAGACGATCGTGTCGTATATCTCCTCCTCGTAAGTCCGGTGCGCCTCCATCTCACGCCGAATCGCTTCGGCCTCCTCCCACGCCTCCTCCATAAGATCCTGGACGCGCGCGTTGAACTCAGCCGCCTCGGCTGTGCTCATCTGCTCGGGATCGAACTTCAGATTGTCGAGGAACCAGGCATCGTGATCTGAACCGGCAATCTTCGCCGCATAGGTCGCGGTCGGAATACGCAGATCGCCACCAGCCGCGAGCGCGGCATCCAGATCATCGCGAGTCACGCCATCGAGGTCATCGACCAAGGCCCATGGGTCAGCGCCGAGATCCTGGAAATACTGGACGAACTGTTCAGCGGGCACATAGACGTTTTCAACCGCGCCGCCCTCCGTAGCACGGGCGACAAAATCACGGAATCGCTCAGGCATCCGGTTTCGCAGCGCCGACACCTTCGCTGCATTCGACATGGCCTCGGCAACGGTACGCTGCTCCTCAGCCTCACGCGCCTGCCTGCGCATGATCTGGACGCGACGGCCAGCAATACCGAGATCGATCGGAGTCGTGGCGATTTCGGCCAGACCTTCGGCCAGAACATCATTCCAGTCGATTTCCTGACCAGCAGCAACGCGGGCAGCATACTCACCAGCCGCGCCGAGGACCATTTGCGTCGCGCCCTGAGCAAGCGCCTCGACCAGCGGATTCTTCGCGAGCGCTTTTCCGGCGACGCCCATAGACAGCGCATCGAATGCGCCGATCACCAGACCTCGAATGACGCCGCGCTTTGCAGCGTCCTCCATCAGCTTCGGATCGTTCAGCAGCCGCTGAACGTCCTCGGGCTTGGAGAGATCAATTCCGTGCTCATCAAAAAATTCAGCCGGCGAGACATACCGCTCAGTCAGATACGAGCCACCAGCCGCGACACCGGCACCGGCCATCGGATTCCGTGTCAGGACAGTCGTCGCCAGAGCCGCCGCCAACTGCGGAGCGCTTCTTCCGGCAGTCTCGATCGCCCAGGCCATGCCGCCCATCGGGTTCCGCGCGAACGCCGTTGCAAAATTCACAACAGCCTCGCCAAACGAAGCCCCTTCCTTCATCGCGTCAGTCTCGAACTGCGATGCAATGTCGGACTTCGGGATAGCCCGCATGGTATTTAGCGTTTCGCCTAGCCGCTTCGCATATTCCTCGGAAGCAGCCTTGTCGTCGGTCCCAATCAGTTCGGCATACTGCGCATCGATCCAGCGTGCAGCCGCACGAAGGAAATTCGACACGCCCCACGTCTCAAGAGGCTGACCATCAGGCCCGACAAGATCCTTCTGGTTCTCCTCTTTTAGGATGTCGGCAAACGTCAGTTCACGATCGCGAGCGCGCCCCCGCGTCTGCTCCATCATGAACTGATTGTACATCTGCGTAAGCTGCTCGCCGGCGTAGCTCAGACTATTCGCCAGGCCCTGACCGAACGAGACGCCCGCCGCATCCTTCGGGTACAGACCAAACCGCTCAAACCACGCAAGCCGCTCCAGGTCATCACGGGACAGCGCCGCGTTCTCGGGATTGCGCAGCCAGTCAGCCAGGCGCGGAGCATTCGAGAGGATCGTCTTGTTCCTGGCTTCCTCAATCTTCTGCTGAAAGACTGAACGGTATTCCTGCACCATCGGCAGGGGCGGGACAGGGTTGCCCGTCACCTTGCCGAACTCGTTCGCCAGGTTAAGATCGCCGGCAATCTCGTCGGGCGAGCCTTGCGACGACTGGAGGACGATGTTCGCCGCGTTCGCCCCGGCTTGCTGTTTCCGCAGTTTCCATTCAGTATAATCAGCGATCGTGTTCATACCAGGAGAGTCCCATGAAGAAGCAGAAAAGCGGTTTGGCGTTGGCAGGGCGACAGCTTTTCTATTACCTGTCGCCCATTGTCATCCTTGGAATTATAGCATTTTTCATCGAAGCCCTAAGGGGTATTGGCATCATCGATTGAGCAAAAATTCTGCGTATCGTGCTGCTATTTCCTCACGAGAAGGTTTCCGCCCCAACTCACTTTCAAGATCAGCCTCGATAACCCTGCGGAGATCCGCAGGGATATCTTCGTAATTGACGCGAACCTCAGCCTCAGTGCCATCAGGACGGAACGGAGCCTCGAACAGGAATCCTTCACGCTCGCTGAACCGAGTCCACGGAGTCTTGAGCGGATTCCAGATCGACCGTTCTTGCTTGATAACCGCCGGCAACAGCAGGCGGTTGACGATCTTCTGGATCTCCTCATAAGGCGGGACGCGACCGTCATTCGCCTTCATCCAGGCCATCAACTCCTGCTGGAGGATCATTTCAAACTGCTGGATTCGTTTCGCAACTTCCTCGCGTTCCTCACCCGTCTTGCCGGTCGTCGTCAGGCCGACAGCCTCAAGCTGGCTGCGCGCAATATTCATGGCATCTGTGTAGACGGCACCTTCCTCACGCGCCTTACGCTGATCGGTGAGAGCAGTCTGCCGCCACCCATCGACCATGCGCCAATCTTCCTTCGACAGTTCGGCCTTGTACTGCCAGAGATCAACCTGAGAAAACGCTACGGGATCTTCGGCATACATCTGACGAAGTTCGCTCAGGACCTCCTCGTTCGTCACAATCCGACCAGTCTGAGACTTGGTGTAATAATCCCACAGTCCATCCATCTCGGTGCGTCCAAGCTGGACGCGGACATCGACCGGCAACTGATCCGGCGAAATTCCTTGCTCAACAGCCGCGAACGCCTGGGATTTAAGCAGTTCAAGATTCGCCTTTTCCTGCTGCGCGCGAATCTCGTTTGCGGCCTTGATCCGCTGATAGGTCGCAGCGCGAACTTTGGGATCTTCAATGCTGTTCAGGAAAGACACAAGGTCATCACCTGTCGGTCGCGACGACACAGCGCCGACACCGGTGTCATCACCACCAGTCGCCTGGATAGCCTTTCCGTCCGCGCTCTGAACGACACCCGGTAACTCGCCTCGCAATCCAGCCTGGACAGCACGACGCTGCGCCTCGGTGTATCGACCGCCTGCCTTCAAGTAATTCCATGTGCGAGCGCGGTCGGTATGCTCATCGAGGTGAATCCCGCCACCGCGCATTTCGAGGCCAACGCCGCCATATCCCTTTGCCAGCCAGTATTGCGCAAGAGGTGCAAGATCGTCACCCGTCACGCGCTTTCCATCAGGCCCGATGATGTAGACATCGGCAGCGCGGCCATGATCATGTCGCGTCGATCCAACACGCCGCCCTTGCCCCGGTGACGGCTGCCCGCCAGAATACACCTCGGCTCGATACCCCGGCCCATAAACCGAAACCACGGCATCAGTCAGTCGCTGCGTCAGCGTTTCGGTAATCGGCTGCTTTCTGACCGCGCCCTGATTGATCAACTTAACGACATTGCCGGATTGCTTTGCCTGGCTCGTGCGACGCTCCCATTCGGTGTAGTACTGCATGGACTTGGCGTCATCCACGAGCGGCTGCAACTTCTGCTTCAAATCATGCTGGTGCTGAGGAGTCAGTTCGTTCTTGTACTCATCGACATATTTTTCGGCTTTTATCGGATCATCAGCCGCGATCATCAATGCCGAATTGTACCTATACTGCGATAGGTAATCGCGCTCCATCGCCTCCTGCTGGTCGGGAGAAAGGCCCTGCTTACGGCCAAGTTCCCGCAACTCCAGCAACCCGGCGGCGAGATATTTGTTCGCCATTTCCGGGTTATTGATATTCCTCAGAGCCTCGGTGCCGAAATTCTCAGCCGATGCCTTGCTGCCCTCGATTATGTAATTCTTCAATTCGCCGCCAGCGTGCACCGCCGCAGACCGTTCGGAGTCGATCTCCAGCTGCTCGACAGACTGCGCAAATAGCTGCTGCTGACGAGGATTCAGTTCCTTGGCGTATTTCTCGCGCAGCTTCCGGAGATTATCGACAAACGATGATCGCTGATCGAGCGCATTACGCCCTTGCGTGAACATATAACCATTTTGCGGATCGTACATGAGCGCATCGCGCTCGCGCATGTACTGATTCCGCGCCTCGCGAACACGCGCCTCATCCTCCAGGTCACGCACCGCCTCAAGCGCCGCGCCGATCTTCGAGACGCCGGCACCGAGATTCGCAAGGCCACGACCAATCGACGCCCCGAACGCCTCACCCGTCGCGACCGGAGCAAGACGACCCTGCATGTCAGGGATCGCGGAAACGTTTGGCGTATACTCGGGAACCCTCGGCATTACGCAATCGCTCCAATCGTGCTTTTCTTGTACGACTTATAGGCATCACCGACGCCGCCCAGGATCGTCCCGGCAGCATTCAGGAAACCGCCGGTCCTTGCCGCGCTCGCTTCCATCCTGTTCATCGTCGCCCCGGCCCGCCTGTTCGCAGCATCGACGCGGTACTGATACGCCTCGCGATACGCATTCGACCGGATCGTCAACGCATCGAGTTCGCCAAGCACCGCAGTATCGACAATCAAATCCATCGGAGAGCCGAAGGTCAGATCGACGCCGTTCGCGGCCATGGCGACCTTCTGCTGGCCCAGTATTCGCTGGACCTCCATGCGTTTGCGCTGCTCCTCGTCCTGACCGCGCTCGATCGCATCACGAGCCTGCCGCTCGGCAATGCGGGCATTCATATCCTGGACCTTGGCATTGTACTCAGCGGCCTTCGCTTGTGCGCTGGCAGCCTGCATCTGCCCAACGCCAGTGATCACCGATCCCACGAGGCCGAATATCATCGAAATGTCACACATCCTCGGCCCTCATTTCAAACATCCTGAACGCATGTCCATTCCAGTCAATCGGTTCACCGAATTTCGCGCCCATCCATTCCAGCCATCGGATCGAAACGCGATTATCGGCATGGACGAAATTCCTCAGCACTCTATACCGCGCCAATAGTTGCCGTCTAAAATCACGCGACATTCGCAGGAAAATCCGGCTGTATTTTTCGACGGCATCCGTGCCCAGCAGCCAGACAGCGCCGGAGCCTTCAATCAGATTCAGGTCGGCAACGCCGAACATCACTTCCGGCCTGCCATTGACCAGCGCCGTCCAGGCATAGGCCGATCGACGCAGCGAAAACGCGAGCGCATCAAACGGAGACTTTCCGGACGCAGCAGAAACCTCCAGGCGATCGGCATCGCGCATCCGCCTGGCAATTTCGCGAATATGAATTGCCCTCGCAGGAACAATTTCAATATTTGGTTGACCGCTGCGCATAATTCCCCTATATTTTGGATACTCCTCCCATGTTAGCGCGAATGACCCCGCTGCCTCCTCCTCAGCGGGGTTTTTCGTTATCTGCCAATCGTAATATCCGGCATGATCGCGAGTATCGTCATCGGAAGCGGATCGAACTGTTTCACGATCACGTTCCCGCCATCCGTCCAATCCCAATGCGGCGTGATGTGAATGTCGCCCGTGTAGAGCCGGATCGCCTCATTCCAGGCTTCGGTCGCACGCTGTTTGTATTCGACCAGATTATCCTCGCTCGGACCGATCCATATTCCGCGCGTCTCCTCGACCCGCAACACGACCTCGCTGACGGACTTCGCGCGCCCCTGAACCGTGCCGAGGCCCTGGACCGCGCCAAGATCGAGATCCAGCGTTTTCAGCGTCGCCGTGTATGGCAGGCCCACATGAACCACCGACGCGGCATTCGGCAGCGTGATTGCGCCGCTCTCGACCGTCAGGCCACGGACAACATTACCATCCGCCAGCGCAACGACTTCCTCGCCCTCCAGGTGACTAAGGCCGATCAGTGTCTTCACCGGAGTTCCGCGATAGGACAGCCCGGAGTCCACGAAAAACGCATCCTCGACCGACTCCATCACGCGGGTATGAAGTCGCTCAATGTACCGCTTGGACTGCCCGTTGATCTGCCGGCGAACGACGAAATAAACCGCGTCCTCTTTCCCTTCCGCGACCGTAACGACATCCTCGAAAAACGCGCCGGAACTTTCGTGCCGCGTCCAAGCCCACACGTCATGTTCTTTCAGGTAGGTGAGTGACACCAACGAACCATCATCCAGCACGACCCACACAATCGAATACGGAGCCTGCGCATAGGCCCAAGAAACGATTTCCCGGTCCTCAAACAGATGCCGCGCCAGGATCGTGAGATCCTTGCCGACATAGGCATCATTTGTGAAGTCATACGAAAAATCGCGGATCACGCCACCGCGCTCCTGAGCGAACAGGACTACGTTGCCGACCATGATCGGCTGAACCTTGGACGCGCCGCGATAGCCCTGGTTGTCGATCTTGATCGCGTTCGGCGCAATCGCATCCGACTGCGTGCCGCCCGAAACAATCCACTCCGCGCCGGATGTCAGCAGCATCAGGCCCCGCAGCGGGAGCATTGACCTTATTTCATTGACCTCACGCGCTCTGATCCTGAATGTGACGGCATCGCTCGCCTTGGCCGGAGACGATTCGTTGAAGTTCTCGTAATTCCCCGACTGCGACAGCCAGACCGCCTGAGGCTCGTTTTTCGTGGAAGCGAAGGCCAGGCGCTGCTCCACGAACGTGACGCAGCGAGGATAATTTCCGCTGCCAGAAAATGGATTTCGGCCCTCCTGGGGACCATCAGCGATATCAGGGGTGATATTCTCGTCAACAAATTCCGTGGTTTCAGACTTCCCGATATATCCATAGACACCATTGTCCATCTTATAGATGACGTAATAGGCAGCGCCAGGCACCGGATCCCAGGTGATCGTGTTCCGGTTGCCCTTATAGGTCATGTCATTTCTGACAGTCGCGGGTGCTGACGGAAGGCTTTCCTCGCCAGTATCCTCCGAAACGGCGGAGACGACATATGAGCATTCGCGACCGAACTCGACAGATGCAACGACGTTGGTCGGCGTTGCCGGTGCCCCAGGCTCAGACGAGCCTGGAATTGAAGAACCATCACCTATAACGTCACCAGATGGAAATTCTATTGTGTTCGTGTAAGTCGTGCCAACAAAGCCCGGATTATCTACATCCCGATATACGTTGTAAGACGCAGCACCAGAGACTGCTTTCCATTTGACTTTCAGATACCGACCGTCATCATTTTTCCATTGGAACCGTACGGTGTTAGAGGTCGAACTAGCTGCGCTTTCAGCACCAGAGGCTGAAACCGAAGAAACGCGGAATCTATAAGAACCAGTATCGCCATTCCTATACTTAAACGACGCGATCGCCTGCACATTCGTCGGCGGCTGGATGGACGGCTGGAACGTCACTGTCGTCAGCGTCCAGTTGTTATCAGCGAGACGCGCGAGCTTCCTGATCGCATATTCAGGATGCACGATGTACATGACATCAGCCTCCTGGGCGTAGACCAGTTCGTGAACGTGAGTCTCGCTGTACGGCGTTGACAGTTCGTATGCCGATCCGCCAGACAGAACCAGGCCGCCATTCTTGTAGACGCGCATGTATTGGTGCCCGAACTCCAACACATACGTCTGCTCGGTGTTGAACTGAAACCTGATCAGCCGAACCTTTCCTGCGCTGTTCTTCACCTCATTGATAAATTGCAGCCCAGGACGGTTAGACGCGCCGCCATGCGGATGAATGAACAGGTTGATCGCTGTTTTCAGGCCGGTCGCATACTTCGCCAGATCAACGCGCGCCCACAGGGCAGGCGACAGTTCGCCAGCAGTAAAGGAAGGCTGATACGCACGCAGTTCCGCCATTACGCCCTCGCCCTCACAAACTCAGACTCCACATCGGAAGAATGCCGCTTTTCATTCGCGTCCATCATCTGCGCCGCCGCAGTCATCTGCTGCGCAACCTGCCAGGCATCAGCGCGAACTTTCGGATCGCGCGTCAAAGGCATAGCCAGGCGGACCGCGAGATGCCACGCGAGCGCATCAACAAACAGTGGAGTGAATTTCGTCGGATCGGTCACCTTCGCCGTGTAATGGAGAAACGCCGGCGAGATATCGCAGTAGATCAAACCCGCTTCGAGATAGTACTGTTCGCCCACAAATGTTGAGACACCGTTGACCTTCACAACACAACTCTCAACACCGGGATCGCGCAAAACGAAACGCACCTTCAAGCAATCGACCGGCCTACTGTAGGCATATCCCCACAACGCAGGCTTATCATTCGACACTTGCGCCATCGACGTAGTTTTCGCCGCGAACCGCCAAGGGTACGATTCCAGCAGCAGATCGCGCGTGTGTTCGTAAAACTGCCGACACGCGCGCGCCTCGGTGCTGGCCTCGTCAATCGAACTGATATTCAGCTTACCAAGATTGGACAGCGCCAGATTGCAGATCGCGACAACGGATGTCATGTCAAGACCTATCCTTCATCGACCGGAAACACCGGCTCGACCGGCTGATCGTTATACAGTCGCCGGTCAGGATCAGTGATCACGACGACGCCACGAACCGGCTGCTCGTTGTAAATCGTTACGCCATTGCTGACTTCACTGATTCCGCGCACCCGGAGATTATCAACGAACAGAACTCCCTCATCGACAACACGGACTCCAATCACCGGAAGATAATTGTACATCGTCTCGCCATCGGTGAGGATCTTCACCCCGAGGACTCGCTGTTCGTTGAAAATATCCGCCATGATACTCTCCATGGGTAATCGGGCGGATAGACCGCCCGATCCTTATTCTTCAGTTGGAGGAACCCAATCCGGCTGGATCGCGCCAATTTCCGTCATCGCCTCTTTCACAGTCTGAGGCTCATCAGACTTAGGCTTTCTGCCGCGCTTCGGCTTGGGTTCCGCAGCAGCTTCGGCATCAGGCTCAGCGGCCTCATCGTGCCGCCGAACCCACGGGGTTTTCTTGATTTCGTCCTCGGGCATGTCGAACACATCCCCGATTTCGCGAATCATACCGCCCCAATAGCCTTTCTCGGATGCAATAACCTTACTCATGGTTCGACTGATTTCCCATGGTAATGCCAGCCGAGACCTTGCCCGCAGACGGTGTGCCGTCAACATCGTAGTAAAGCCGCATATAGCGCTTGTCGGCGTAGCGCGGCACATACTCAATGTTGAACACATAACCCACCTCAAGGCTCGCCACCGGAATAGCCGGCGACTCGGCAACCGTGACCGGAGAAGAGAAGTTCTCCGTATCCGACACCTGGACCTGAACCTTGAGCGACGTATTGCCCGCGAAAGCCTCGGTCACCTGAATGCGGATTGGGACGCATCCGCCCTTACCGATATCCCGGAGGATACCGATGGGGCCAAGGTCAATCACGTTCGAGGACGGGCCGTCTGCCGTGACGGCCTGGTTCCACGAAAACAGAGTCTGACGATCGAAAATCATTTCAGCGGTTCCTTTCCGTTACACGGCAATGCCCGGGACATTGGCCTCGTTGTTGAGGATCGCATCGCAGATACGAATCGGGAGGTCCATGTACGTGCGGACAACGCGTCCCTCGACCTGAGCCTGAGACAGGCCAGGAGCGGAGTAATTGTAGCTGCCGCCGCTAGAGACCAGAGCGCGATCGGTAGACTGAGCATGCAGAGCCTCAAGCACCTCACGGTTCATGTAGATAACCGTGCGGCCACCCCGAGCGCCTACGTCAAACGTCCGATGCAGACGGTAGTAAGCCTTCCGCATCAGTGCCCACAGATCGACCGTACCGGCACGAACCGCATTGATGTCAATGTTCGCGATTCGAGCGCAGTAACGATAGTCTTTGAGCGACAGACCAACATGCCACTCAAAGGTCGTAACCTTGGCATAGTAGGTGTCGCCGTCGCCATCCTTCACCGGCTCGCGACCGCGATCGATCACCTTGATGCCTGCACGAGTATTCTGCGGATACAGCAGCGAAACCGCATGATCCGCCCAGGTCACAAACCAGATCGAGGTGTTCGTGTTATTCGAGCCGCCACCATTGATCACCTGATTGGCGATGTGCGACTTGGCCGGGTTGAACGGATTGGTATTGTACGCACTGAACCGCGCGGCAAGTCCCTTGATCTTCTCCGGCGACGTAGCCGTGTCGTGATAGAACAGGCCGGTCGCCATCTCAAGATTCAGGGATTCGAGGAACGGAGCCGAATCCACGAGCCGCTGCTTTGCCGGATCAGGAGCCAGGTCAAGCAGCCGCTCATCGATCTCGGAGCGGGCCTCGATAAAGCCGGTGGTCTCATCTACCTGCGCGAGCGTGGACTTAGACGCAGGAACGCCCTTGTAGAGCATGCCCCACGTGACAGTCGGGTAGCCCGTGCGGATCGTGTGACGGTGGATGGTCCCGAGGTTGCACTGAGTAGCGATTGCATCCTCAAGAATGTCGTTCCGCTGCCGCAGTAGCTCAATGACAGTACCCTCGGCATTGCCCTTGTACATGTCAATAAGCTGCGGGTAAGTATGTCCGATAGTTGCCATTTCTAACTAACCCTTCGCCTTTGGTGCATCATCCGGGAACAGAATGTGCGCAGGGTCGGCAGGCTTACCCGCGCCGACTGCGCCGCCTGTGGCCGGTTTATCCTCACGGATCATGGCCCCGACCTTTGCCATGAATCTGATAACCTCAGGATGGTTGCCGCCACCAGTCGCATCAAAATATTCGCGCAATTTCGGCGTTCCGAATTTCGCGACCGCGCGACGCGCATTCTCGACCGTGGTATTCCAGTTCTCGCCGCCGATTTCGGAATCGGACTTTGCTTCATCCGCCCATTTCGCGACGGTTTTCGAGAAATTTTCCCACCGCTGCTGTTCACGCTGCTGCATGACAGCGATGTACTTGTCAGCAAGCTTCTGCGCCTGGCGGTGCGTCAGGCCCAGTTCCTTGAACTCCGAGCCGATCGCATCGGACAGTTCCTTATCGACTTCGACGCCATCCGGCATCTTTAGCTGATAATTCCCGTCCTCCGGCACGGTATCCAGCGGGTCTTTCTCGCCCTTGTCCTCGCCTTCGGCCTTATCCTCGCCCTCCGGCTCTGTGGCGTTTTTCTCAACATCCTGGTCAGCGTTTTCCTGTTCCGGTTTCTTATCGTCCGGAAACAGTACATTCTCCGGCGCTGGCGTATCAGCAGCCGGCACGTCAGTCGGCTCAGTCGTTACGTTCTCATCCATCGAGGTCATCGTCATTCCCCACGTTCTTAGATTTGGCCGCCCGCTCGAACGCCCTCATGTTGGCGTAATCAAGCAGCAGCTTCGGATAAATCTGCGGGTCAATCTCATCCATTTTAGCGATCAGCAGTCGCCCGATCGACATCCGCCCGAGGTGATAGCTGGATACCGAGTGACTTTCGGAAAACGCCTCGCCATAGACGTTGCAGCGCTCCAGCAACCAGAACAGCACGCGCTTGCCCGCGTCGGTATTGACCACCGCCGCGAGCGCCCGTTTCAGTTCCTCATTTTCTTTCTCTCGGTTTTTCATACCAGTTCCAGCGGAATTATCTCTCTGTATGTCGCATCGAACGCATACGCAAAAACAGCATCCTCCGGGTCACAAACTTCCCCGTCCTCATCCAGCCACCGAACAATTCGGCATTTTCGCCCGTCCCAAAATTCAACAATCTCTTTCTCAGTGTCTACAGAAACGCCCATCATGCCAAGCCAATCCTGCTAAGCAAATCCGCGCCAGCCGGGTTATTCTGCGCATCAGCCAGCACCGATGCAGCCTCAGCCGAGGACTTGATTGCAGGAGCCACCTGACCAGCCATCTCCGCAGCCTGCTGCGCCTGAAGCTGCTGCGCCCGAGCCTGCCGCATTTCGGCAACCTTATCGTCAGGCACGATAATCGACGGATCAACGCCGAGCATTTCGGAGTATACATCAAGCGTCTGATCACTATCGAGCTTGTCCAGCACGTCAGGCTTCATCGCCGCAATCTGTCCGGCAAACGCCCAAATACGCTCAACGCCACCCGTCGCGACGGCCTTCTGAGCCTGCGCAAGCATCGAAATGTATTCGATTTGGAGGTCCTGGCCTTCCAGTTCCGGAGGCGGAGGCGGCAGGACACCGAGGCGGTTGAGGATCGCAAACGTGCGGTCAATCACCGGCTCAAGCTGACCGCCGTAAATGTTCTCCAGGACCGGACCGAGTTGCAGCAGCTTCTCCTCGTTCCGCTGCGACAGTTCCAACTCGTTGCGCGGCTGTATGCCCTCCAGGTTCGAGAGCATCAGAAACAGATCCGCGTAGAATGACCTGCTGATACGGTCCTGCGTTTCACGGATGTCCTGCGCGAGTTCCGCCAGCCGGATATTCACCTCCATAGCAGGGCGGAATCCCTTGCCGGCTGGATCATCAACGTAGGTGATCGATCCCGGCAACAGCGACGCCGGATTGTTCTGCATCGAGGTCGGCCCGGTCATGGGCGGACGGACGATCTTGTCTATCGCTTCGAGCTTCCGCTTTTGCTCGACCTGAAGCATCTTGATATCACCGAGCGCCACATGGCCCGGAGACACGGCATAATGATCGTCGCTCGATATTTCCCAAGCCGGCGCAATGATCGGGTTTTCCTCGAACCCGCTTTCTTCAAGGAGATCGTCACCGTCGCCATTTTCCTCCCAATAATTCGAGAGGAACGGCATATTCCACTTCGCATCAACGCCAGGCTTGCGATTTAGACGCGGCTCGACAGCGTGGCAGATCACATAGGTCTCGTCGTACTTGCCGTTTTCCCAGTCGCGCCGGACGTGCGTGCTCACGCGGTCCAGGCCGAACCGGTTCACGATCCGCTGCACGCTCCACTTGAACTCCCGATACAGCGTCGTCGCTCGGCCCTTTTCGTCCCGCGCGATCCAGAAACGACCGTGCGGAATATGCTGGAGCCTGATAGCAGTCTCATCATCCTCGACAAGCAGACTTACAGACTGCCCAAAAAGCCCGAGGTCACCATAACCACGGTGAAATTCCGGGTACACATTCGACCTTTGGAACACCTCGCGCAAAATCCGCTCGCATTCGGCGAGATAGATCCGGACCGGCGCATATTCGCGCATTTCCGGATCGCTGGAGATTTGCAGACGGAACCACGGACGCGCCGGTGACGTGATGCCAGAATGCATGCCACTCGCCAATGTGCGCCAGGCGAGCGTGCCCGTGTTGTCAATGATCTTGTCGCGACGCAGCGGATTCTCAGGGTTATACATCCGCAGACGCGACGGTTCGACGTATTCGGCCAGATCGCACCACAGCTTTTCCCATGGCGTCCGCAGGTTTTTCAGTTCCTGCATACGCCGCTTGTGATACGCAAGCTGCGTTTCGTTTTTCGGTGCGTTGGCCTTCACGGGTTAAGCCCCCAAAAGAGTCTTCGCCTGCGTCGGTGCGCTAGTCGTCACGCCAGAACCGGACGTGAGGATCGTGCTACTCGCAGCGCGAAGGCGATCACGCATCCGGGACATGACATTACTGCGCACCTGACCGCCATCTGGCAGACGCTGCTGCGCGTACTCAGGAGGCATTACAGGATCAGGCTGATCGACTTTGGGAGCAGAGAACATGCACATGAGCGTCACCACACAATTCGGAAGAATGTCACGAGAGCGATCAGGCAGGCGAGGCCGTAGAGCATCCAGAACACGCGCTGGTCAAATTCGCCGCGCATCAGGAGCGCATCAGACACCATCGCGCCGACAAAGATCATTGCGGTCCAGAAGGCAATGCCATAGGCACCCGTCGCGAGATTAAGCAGGAAAAGGCACAGCACGAAAAACCGCCCATTCTCCGCGATATTTTTCGCAATCCCTATTTCATCCATGCCTTAGGTCTCCGGTTCCATCCGAGGTGTACCACAAGAAGGTTGCCGCGAATTAGCGGCACCCAGCCTGGGGTATCGACTGTAGCGACCCCCTTTTCATCCTCATCCAAGACAGAGACAGCGCCAGGCCTGCCATGATTATCACCCCAGCGGATCGTACTCGACTTGCACCCTTGGCGCGATCGGCCTGCCCAGGAGATCGCGCTTTTGCGCCTGAACGAAATACGCAAATGTCAGCGCCAGAGCGTCTGCCACGTCAGGCGAACGACCGAGTCGTTCCTTGATCTTTTCCTTGGATTCAAGTTCGACGATGCCCGTTGATGGGATCCGGTACGTTGGCGACACCAGATCGTTTTTGAGATCAAGGATGTCAGGAATAGCACCGCCTGCCTTGATCCAGTCCCGCATACGCATCCACATCTCGGTGCGCTTGTTTTTGTACCGAGGATCATCTGGCTTGGCACCGAAATTCACGCCGATCGCGTTGTGACCAAGTTCCCG